ACTGCACTAACTTCAGGAGATACTACTACCCAAGAAGCACCACCACGAAGGGTAGCTTTATGAATCTGTGCTGAAATCTGGTTGATCTTTGTGATCAATGTTTGATTCCAGTCTTTCTGTACACCGTAGTAGGTGTTAGTTCCTTTACGAAGACCATTATAGTCCCATCTTGCTGTCCATGCTGCGCCACGTCTAAGGTCACGAAGAATTTCACGGTCAATTTCAGCAGCCATTTGTTCTGAAAGTAAAGCTGTTAACTCTGCTTCAGCGTCAATGTTGTGGAATGCACTAACGTCCTGTGCCAATTCAGGTGTCCACATAGCACGCATTTTACGTGTTTCTACAGATACTGTTACTTGGTCAAGTACGAAGGTTACTTCAGCCATTCTTGAATCTTCTTCAAGATCGCTGTATACTCTGTAAGTATAATTGAATTTAAGTGTAGTTCCAGTTAAGCCAGTGAATGCTTGATAACCATTAGTTCCAGCGTATTGCAAGTCAACCAAAAGAACAATTTGTCCTAATTTGTTAACCATTGCCTGTCCATATTTTTGAACCTTTACATTGAAAGGAACAGCACCACCAATAGCAATTGTCTGATCAGCATATGCTGAAGGAGCAGTAAGTGCTACATTTGTGGTAATTCTTAAACCAGCAAGGAATGATTCGGTATCCATTGGCACGCCAGCAGGACCGATCAATTTACCTTCATTAGTAGTACTGAAACCACTAAGAATTATGCTAACAAATTTATCGCCAACTGTATAAGCTGGAGATACTGTTGTATGACCTGTTACAATTGTCATTTCGCCTTTTGAACGATCAAACAATGATGTACCTTCTTCATTATATTTTGTTGCATAGAATGCATCGTATAATGAACGGCTTTCGAACTGTGTTTTTGCACTAAGTGCTTTTTGAGCAGCATTTCCATATGCACCATCAGGTGATGTATGGTCAAAGTTATTAGCAAAAGGAGAAGCCTCTTCGACTCTTACACTTGCTTTTGGATTGATGTAGTACAATTTACCAATCGGTAAGTTAAGTGCCTGTACAGACACGATGTCATTTGCTAACAATTTAGCAAATACTCTACGAATTACGGGGAATGCAACGGTTTCGAATTGTCCACTTGAAGATGAATCTGATGACTCATTGATCATATGTGACAACTGGTTTTCGAATAACTGAGCACAGTTTTCTTTTACGTTACCTTCAAGACCTTCCAAAAGTCCGATCTTTTCCCAACGATTTGTTGTTATTTCTCTTTGTTCACGGAGTTGTTTTAAACCAATGTTACCAACTTCCGCACTTTCCATTAAAAATCCCATTTTATAAATGTTTTAATTTTTTTAAATTATTTTTTTGCCTCTTTTTTCTATGGTTTCGATAATTTTCTTCATTCTCTGAATATGTTTATCGTCTGCATAAGCTGTTTTTTCTATCACTTCATCAAGTTTTTGTTTTGAAGACGGTTGTATAGAAGCTGATACTTTAGTCTCAATACTTTCAGTAAGTGTTTTCTTTCCACCTTTCATTTCTGTAAGAAAATTCTTATAGACTTCTCCAGATGAAACGATATTATCAACTTTTTTAAATTCATTGATAATTTTAATTTTATCCTCTTGTGTTAATGCCAATTCTTCGTTTACCAATAAATTATTTACATGAGATAAATTGGTATTGAAAATTGCCATTTCTTTTAACTGTCCACGATATTTGTCCAGTGCGGATTTGTAACTTTCAACTAAAACCGTAGCGGTTTCTTTATATTTCTTAGTTTCGTTTACTTTTTTGGTCAACTTTTTGTTTTCCTCAATTAAACTACTAATCTTTTTCTCTGATTCTGTTCTAAGACCACTACGCATTTTTTCAGCAGCAGCCGTAGATTTATATTCTTTACCGGGAATTGAAGTAGAAGGAACTTTTTTCATATTTCCTAAAGTCTGTGTTAAACTTTCTTCAACTGGTGCTTCATTTGCACTACCCAATACTGCATTAATATCTTCTTCTGATATTTCCATGCTTTCACCTAATTCATCAATAAGTTTTGAATCATATTGACCCTGATGCATTTTATCTAATGGGAAATTACCAGCATGCATTTCATCGACTGATTTTTCATCAATCATTGCTGTGGTCGGTCCGCCAGCATTTACTCTGTTAGCACCTTGCCCACCATTATTTTTTTGTTCGTCAACACCTTTAAGTATGCTGTCGAGTTTATTTCTCATTTCAACAAGTTCCTGATATGGAATACCACCTTCTTTAGTACCCTGATTTGGAGTTGCACTTGCACTAACACCACCAAGTTCTTCTTCTACACTTGACATTGCATTAATTTCTTCTTCAATTTGTTCCATTGTAAGAAGTTCATCCATTGGTTGTGCATTATCTAAAGATTTATTCACGCCAGTTGTATCAGTCCCTGAAAGATTGAAGTTTTCTGAAACACCCTTTTTGGTATTTGCTATTGGTTTACCTGAAGTTGGTCCTTTAAGTTTTTCATTAAAAATTTTACCTTTTTCAGCTTCACCTTTACCCTGATTTGGTGTTGCACTTTCAACATCGCCCATGAAATCTTTTTCACGTTCTTCGTCAATTTTAGCAGCTTTTTTAGCTTTTTCATCAAATGGGTCACCTTTACCAACAGTGTCAGTGATTTTTACATCTTCTTCTACTTTCGGTACATTTTTTGGTTTTTCATCAAATGGTTTACCGCTACCAGCAGTTTCCTTAACAACCTTTGGGGTCTCTTTAGTTAAATTTTTCATATCAAATTCTTTATTTGCTTCAGCACTATCTACATTAGATTCTTTTGCTGGTTTATTTTTATTTAATTCTTCTTTTAATATATTCTTAAATTCCTTTGGGAATTCATCAGCCAATCTTTTTTTAGCATTAGCATCCGCAGCTTGTTGAATATCTTTATAGTCAGCCAAGGCTTCTTTTACTATCGAATTTTTTTCGTCCTTCATTTTATTTAATGCCGTATGTAATACTATAATTTTTATATAAATACATTATTTTTGTGAAAAAGCATATTTTTTTATAATTTCCTGTTTATTTTTCTTGCTTTTTAAAAGAATAATCATTATATTTTTGCCAATTTTAAAATTCTTTATAATAAGAACTTATTAATGCCTTTCAATAGTTTATTATCTTCTTCCTTAAGATAAATACCATTTTTCATTACATAATTTTCTCCAAATTTAACACCTAATTTTTCAGGAAATAAATATCCACCCGGAGTACTTGGTGTTATAACTAAGTCAAAACCAATTAATTCAAAATCATTTTGTACAAGATTTTCGCCACTAATTTCCTTAAGCGTACCAACACCACGAGAAGAAATACCTAATCTTATTTTATTTTCAAGATAAAAAACAATCTTATCACCAATAACTGAACAAATACCATAATTTATATAACCTTTTGTTACAAGTATTTTTAATTGTCCATATAAAACATTTTCTTGTTGACCAGTACCCCACCACATTTTTACAATCATGTGAGAGATATTCTGCAAGGAAATAATACTTGAATCAGGATGATCTGCTTCAGAAACAGCACTGTTGGTACTAACCAATTCTTTATATAAATCAACCTGTGGTACTAAAACATCTTTAGGGTAGATACGTCCATTTTTATTTTTTATGCCCCACTTCTGTAAAATACAATTAATTAAAACAGGTTCATTTGGTTTAAGTACAAATCCTTCTGTTAAAAATTGTGGGTTTAAATCTGAATTAACATAACCTGCATCTGACTCTATTAGAATTCCAAATCCAGTTTCATCTTTTTGTAATATTCTACTCTCTCTTAATTGATATATGTTACCCATATTAAATATCTTTATCTATAAATAGTTATACTTGTTGATTTGTTTCAGTAATAGCTTTAGGCTTTTCTTCTTGAATAATCTTCTCTTTAATATCCGAGATATTTTCAATAAACATGCGTGTTTCTATCTTACTTATTATTTTATTGATTTGCGCATGAATTTCTTTAAGTTTCTCTAACTTGTTCATAAAAATAAATTATTCTGGTAGTGCTAATTTTTCTACCTTTTCTTTTATAATGTCTAATTTTTCTACCTTTTCTTTTATAATGTCTAATGCTTCAACCTTCTCTTTTATTATTGCCAATACTTCAATTTTCTCTTTAATCACTGACAATACTTCTAATTTGTCATCAAAACTTGTTAAACCTTCTACTTTAGCTTGAATTTCAAATAATTTTAAGAGTATTTTTTCTGATTCAATTTTACCAATCTTATCACTTAAATCCAATAAAGTTGAAACGCCATTCAATACATGTAATGTTTCTTTTTCAGATTCCATCCATTGACGTGTTCTTTCTTCTTCACGTTTTAACATTTCCACTCTAATTTTTTCCAAAGTATCTGTCTGATCTTTTCTGATCAGATCAATTTTAGCAATGTGTTGATCTTGTATTAATTTAACTTCTTGATTTTTTTTTCTTAATCGTCTCATTGATAAAAATATCACTCCCAATAGAATGCCAATATCTATTAAGATTAGTAAAATAATTTGATGCTGTTGAGCATTGGTTGCCAATTCTGTCTGTAACAATATGTTTATCAATCCCATGTTTTTACTTTTAAATATAAATAGTTTAAATAACTCAATTGGCATTATTATTTTACATTTTTTATAATTATGTATTTATAGTAAAAACCTGAAGAATGGCAATAATAAATAATGGCAATATAATATTACTTGACCCCAATGATGTGAATACCAATCCAAACATCAGTAATAGTATTCCACAATATCAGGATATGTTCATTTTTGCAGAACTAAGAGCAGTACGAAAAGAAAGAACGGTTTTGGTGACATCAAGCGAAAAAGGCAGTGGAAGTAACGTCTCAAAAACGGGATTAGAAAAAAATATTGATGAAGTTAATTTTATTGGTATTGATCAAAATAAAAACAGTCCAAACTATTTAAATTTTACCACAAGATATTATGATGGCAGTAATGGTGATAATATTCAATTTGAAGGATTTGGCATGAGCAACATTAAAGTAATTATAAACTCATCATTTATTCCACAAGTAAGCATTCAGTTTATTGACGTAAGAGGTATGGCATTCTTTAATCGTGAAAATTCTCCATACAGAATATTGTTTGATTTTCCACCACCAATATTTTATCTTACAATTAAAGGTTATTATGGCAGAGCATTAAATTATAAATTACATTTAGTTAAATATACTTCTGAATTTAAAGCAGAAAATGGCAATTTTATTATTGACGCACAATTTGTAGCGGTTACATTTGCACCATTAACAGATGTGTTATTTAGATATGTTGTTAATTTTCCATTAATTGCAACTGGAAATACTTCACCATCACTTGTGCCAGACCCTAATACTCCGCCACGAGACACATACGAATTAATATTGAAATTAAAAGTATTATATGATGAAATTGCAACAAAAATTAAATCTCTTAATGAAACTCAAAAATATGATCTTACACTAAATCAATTAGTAAAAAACAATTCAACGTTTTCAATATTAGCTGATTATAAAAATAAATTGGGAGAAAATGGCGATTCATATTTATTATTGGTGGATACTTCAAAACCATCAACATCAGCAGCAGCCAGCAGTTCGTTGTTGGACAATATAAATATATTCGATAGTAAAGTACAATCAAATCCAATAAATGGAAGCGAAGTAATTGCACCAACGACTTTTTCTGATTATAATGAAATAATTAAAATGGCTGCAACACCTGCTAAATCAACAAATGTGAATAAAAAACTTTATATTGTATATATAGCAGGTAAAGTAGATACAATCCCATATGTTTCTACGACTGAAACCAAAAACAGTAATTTTGATTTGATTTTAGGTGGATATAAAAATGAATTGTTAACCAGTTACAAAGACATTGGAATTTCAAACAGTAATGCTGCTATACCGTCAGTATATTTTACCAATCCCTATGATGTAATTACTCTCATCAACAGTAAACAACCTACAATTTATACAGGACTTGATGTTACTGATCTTTATATGAGTTTATATAAAAATCAAAGTTTATTAAATCAAACAAAAGCCACATTAAGTACTGCAATTAATACCATCATTAACCAAACAATTATGACTAAACTTGGTATGATGCCTACAATATATAATATATTTAAAATAATTTTAGACGATGTTGACACTTTCTTCAGAACACTTAATGCCACATCAATTAAAGCAGAAAATCATCATAACACCCCAGAATATAATAATCTTATATTGAGTAGTAATCAATATGTTGACATCAATCATAAAACAACTGATAAAAAAATATATTCATTTCCTTTGGTGATTGATCAACAACATGTTACTGGTGGTATAAAAGAAATAAGAGTTGCACCAGTTAAATTAAGTCAGCAATTGACACAACCATTTCCCGAACTCACATTGATTCAAGGTTTCATTGATACATTCAACAGACAAAGAAAATTTAATGAAGTAATGAATCAAAAAAATGTATTAAATGATGATGGCACATACAAATGGATACCAATATCACCGATTGATTCAAAACTTGGAAGCGATGAAACAGAAAGTGCATATATGGGTCCGTTTTTTGGAGTGGATACAAATGATGGCGGTACTGGAATGCCAATTAATTTAAGTGCCGATAAAAGATTATCACAAATATTAAAAATAGTATTGGATAGATTTTACATATTATCACAAAGTTCATATCCAACAAGTTTTTACAGTACAGAAAAAGGTGTTAGTAAAGCATTTGTTGATCTTTATGGAAGAGCAGAAGCAGTGAATTTAGCGAATTCTGTAAATCAAACAAATTATGCAAAAAATTTAATAAGCACTGCCACCATGTTTAATGGTAATTTAAGTACTTTTTATAATTATTTGAATGACCCAAAAAATGATATGCTCGATCATTACGCTTTTAACAACACTGGAAATACTTCATTTCCATTAGCTAACGATAATTTGAGTTCTATTAGTGCTTATGTTGATAAGAAAAACTCAAAATATGTTGGCAGTGTGATTAAAAAACAGGATATTTCAACACAAACTTTTGATACAACTGGTGCATCTACAAAACCTGTTGATAAATTTCAAAATGATGCAACCCAATTACGTGGAAAAATTAAAACCATATTTTCAGGCAAACCAGTTCAAACCTTTTATTTATTTACTAAAGAAAATTTGATATATATAAGTGACAGTTTGGTGGAAAACAACAGCGTTGTTACAAGCGATCTTGTTGTTGACCCATATGGTAATAATATGAATACAAGATATTTGAATTCAACTGCGTTTATTAACACATCCAATAAGTATAATGTAAGTGCTAATAAAGATAAAAAAAATATTCCGAATTTCTTATTATACGGTAACGCATATTTTCAAAAAATCAGTAATGTTCCATATAGCTCTGCAAGTTATTTAAGAAATTTTGATAACATTATTAATTCGTGGATTTCTCAATTATCTAACCATGATGATGAAATATATGATACCATAATTAATAATAGCAGTGGTTCATATAACAAAAAATTAAGTGAATTAATGTTTTTATCAAACTATGGTTTTACGTTAAGTCCATTTAATGTATATCCAAACAAATTAAATTCATTAATATTCAATATCGCTGGAGTTATGCAAGTGCCAACATTCTTACCAGCATATATTGGCATATTGGTATATGCATTAAAAGGTACTGACCCAACATTTAACGTACAAACAATACAGGATTTTTTCACAACTGGTGCTGGTAAAAGTTTAGATAGTTCAGGAGTTTTTATTTTTGCTGATCTTCATGACATAAAGAATTATTTGTCACAACAGGATAAGGATAATTATGAAAATGAATTTGATATATTTGAAAGCGGTAAGTATGGCGATATATTGGCTGGGGTTTTTAAAATGTATAATACTGTTAAGCAAAACATTCAATATAAAGGTATTACTGATAAAGCAGCAATTATAAAAGAAAAACAAAAAGAATATGAATATAATTTAAATCCAAAATCAAAAGAAGATGGTGCTGGTTCTGAATATTTCACAATTCTTTCATCATTAATAACCAGAACGAATATTTTAAATTATAGTGAAATAACTTTTAGTAGTGGTGCAACAAACGCTGGATATACATCACTTAAAGCATTAAATGCAGATACTGTACACCCTAAAATTAAACAAACCAATGATTCTTTTTTCAATACATTTTTTTCTGAACTTTTAAGTAATTTAAATGCAAAACAAGATGATTTAAAAAAAGAAGACACCGAAAATCTTAAATTAAGTGGCGATGAAGACATTATAACACAAACATATTATTCATTTAAAAATATTAATGATAAATGGCTTACAAATCCTGATGCTAAAAACAAAAGTGGTAGAGGTTATCCTTCAAATGAAGATAATAAAGCATTGATTGACTCATTTGTTTTTGTCGATAGAGCAATGAATCCTATTGGTGACACAATATTAAATGTTGAAATTTTATCTCAAATGTTTGACGACCCTAACATTTCGGTATTTAGTGTATTGTCCCAAATATTATCATTAAATGGATTTGAATTTTTCCCGTTACAGAATTTTATGTCATACACACAACAAAGCTGGACTGATTCTTTTAAGGTTACTCCAAGCATAAATACAATACAAAACGCAGCATATGTTTGTATGTATATTGGTGGTTCGTCAAGTTACCCAACAGGTGTTGCTAATGGATTTATTGATGACGGTGTTACCGATTTAGCAACTGTATCTGTAGTTGATTTTAATACAAAACCGCCACTTGATGCAAATAATAATTTAATAAAAAATATTGACCCAAATTCTGAAGATGGAAAACAAGTAAACAATAATAAAAAATTTCCTTGGGGACAAGTAAGGGCATTCAGAGTTAGATTTGGAGAACAAAACCAATCAATGTTTACCGACATTAAAATTGATAGTAAAGAGTACCCAGAAACAAATGAATCGATACAGATATTGGCAAGATTAGTAGGTGACAATAAAATACAATCACCAATACCTAAAGGTCAAAACTTATTTAGTTTGTACGAAAACAGAGCGTATAGAGCTACAGTTATCGGTTTGGGAAATGCTATGATACAACCTACACAATATTTTCAATTAGAAAATGTACCGTTATTTAGCGGTGCATATATTATTTTAACTGTTGAACACAACATTGAAGGAAATAAAATGGTAACAAGTTTCAGTGGTACTAAAATATTGAGATATCCTGTACCAAGAGTATTAAATCCCGCAGCAATTATGGGATTTGAAGGTGGCGATTCTGAGAGTACAAGTCCTACCAACATGTCTGCTGGTGATACTACAAAAGGATTAGAAGCAGTAACAATATCACAAAGTAGATTGGATGCATTGGATTCTGTTTTTGGAATTGATGTTTCATATGCTCAAGGACAATTTTCTTGGAAACAAGCAATTAGTAATACTAATCCAGATTATCGTACTCCTAAATTTGCAATTATAAAAGTTAGTCAAGGAACTGGTCATACCGATGAGCAGGGAACATTAAATTCTGTTGGTGCAAAAGCAGTGGGTCTTAAAATAGGATATTATCACTATGCACAACAATTTGTAGGTGGTACTGATGATGAAGCCATTAAAGATGCTACAGCACAAGCAACACATTTCGTTAATGTAGTTCAAAAAATAAATAAACCTGATTTTCCACTTATGTTAGACATGGAAGATAATGATAATGATGATAAAAATATACACATACATTGGTCACCATCCACACACACTAATGATTTATGGATTAATACGTTTCTTTCTATATTGAAAAATAAAGGATATAATAATACTATTCTTTATGGTAATAATAGTTTTTATACTCTTAAAACAAGTAATAATTTTGGGTCACAACCACTTTGGCATGCAGCGTATCCAACAGCACCAAAACATTCTCCAGAATGGGATGCACCAATAATCGCAAAAGGATGGAGTAATTGGAAAATTTGGCAATTTACCAGTTCTAATAATAAACAGGATTTAAATGTAATGAAAAAAGATTTTTTTGATTCACCACCATTAACTTAATTTTACAATAAATCTTTTTTAAGTTCATGTAGACCGATAATATCATCATCCACAGTTTGTGGATTGAATTTCATTTCTTTGATTTTTTGAACTGCTTTTATTTTGACATCATTAATGATTTCCTTATCGATACTTTCCAATAATTTTAAATCTTCGTTTCTATATTCTTCAAGAAGATCAGATTTTTTATCATTATCATATCTGATAAGTTTTTGAAGTAAACCTTTATCACCATCAGTTAATGATTCATATCTGGCATTAAATTTATTAACAGCAATTTCAATTACGTTTTCATCTATAAAATCAGTATCTACGCTTTCAGTAAGACTTTGTTTGGTGCTTTTAACGTGATCTAAGACCAATGTAAAGGATTCATGGATGTCATCTACGTCCACAGCATCATAATTGCTCAGAGACTCTTTAATCAAATTGCCAATGGCTATATATAATTGAACTTTATTATCGTCAACCTGAATATCTTCAGTTAAAAATGGTTTTAATTTATTATGTTCTTTTTCAACTTCCTGAAGTGTCCAAACTTCAAATAATTTAATGTTGTTATCAATATAACGTGTTGCAACCAAATCATTCTCAATGTGTTTATTTTCTATATTGTTAAACACTTTAAATTCTAACTGTAAAATTGGTGAGTTTTTCAGAACATTGAAAAAATCGTTTGTTATTTCTTTTGATTCTTCAATTAAAGAATTACTAAAATAAGCATCCTTTAATTTCTTGGAAACTACTAAATTAACAATTCCTATATTGATACTTTTCATATGAATTAATTCGATTTATTATAAATACTGTAATTAGTTATAAACGTTAATATTAATTATTCAATTATTTCAATATTCTCAATAGATTCAAAATCAACATCTTCTCCTTCATCAATTTTTTGTTCTTTATTAATGCTTTCAGTGTTTTTTAATAAAACGCTGATTTCTTCGATCATGGTTTGAGCATTTCTATTTAAGTTTTCGTTAATTTCACTATTTTCTTTAATTATTTCCTTATGCCTAATTTCTTTTTTGCGTGATGGCTCTCCATTTGTAATTGCCACCATATTTTCAAGATATATATCATATTCTGCTTCAGTTAACATACGTTTACGATTTTCAGCTAAAGGAGGTATTCCACCGCCAGCACCAGCAGCAGGAGGCATACCACCACCGCCAGCAGGAGCAGCACCAGCACCACCAGCAGCAGGAGGCATTCCACCAGCAGCAGGAGGTATTCCACCGCCAGCACCAGCAGCAGGAGGCATTCCACCATCCTGTTCAGTTCCGCCAGTTTGTGCACCGCCAATCATTGCAGCTTCGGGTTCACCGAATCTTGCATCAATATCTGTAAATAAACCTGATTTCTTAATAGTAACAGGAGAATCTTGAAGTTCTTGCATAACAACCTTTTCCATTTTCTGTTGTTTCAAATCATTAACAATTTCTCTGTCACTCCAATTGAACATTAATCTCTTAGCATTTGTATGTGACATTGCAGCAATACCACCTTCTGCACGAGTTAATTCAGTATATGTTTGTGCTTTTTCACGCATCAATTCAGCTTTCATTAATTCTGCCTGTGTTGATGGATTTGTTAATGTCATGGTGAAATCACTTAAATCTTCACCAGTATAACCCAATAGATACAAATGTATCATTGCCATCTTATTGAGTTCTTGAATTATTGCCTGTTGTATACGATTAATTTTCTTTGAGAATCTTATATCATATTGTGCCATGTTTTTACCAGCACCAGCAGCATCCTGAAATGATAAGAAAGGTTTTGGAATACCAAGACCAACAAATAAATTATCACGAAGATATTCAATGTCCTGAATAGCATCCAGATTAGTTGCTCCCGGGAGTGTATCAATACCTGTTTGAGTATTTGCATTTCTTACTGGTAAGAAATAATCTTCATCATTACCAAGTATATTAAAACGATAATCGATTTGTCCGTCATTTGGTTGTACCTGTGCAGTTTTTTTAAACTTGGTAGCAACTTTATAAATATATTCATCAATATCATCTTCATCTATATTACCAACGTCAATTTTGAATACTTTCTTTTCACCTGCCCTGATAATACGATAAGTTAACATAGCATCTTCAGCCATAACTAATTGTCTGAAAACTCTACGTACTTTATTAAGTACTGATGAACCATAAGGAAGATATTTATCATCACCAAGTAATCTGAAGTGAGCAATTTCAAATGTATTGAATTCATCACCAGTCATTCTTTCTTTGAACTTAACATATGGCTTACCATTTTGAATTCTTTCAAATCTTTCAATTTCATAGTTCACCAATTGTTTTACGTGTGTAATACCTTTTTTTCTCTCACCATATAATAACACAAAATTGTCTCCATATTTAACCAAATTTCTTACCCAGAACGGTAAGTTAACATTAACATTAACAATATCATAGAAAAATTCTTCAAGTAAAAATTTTATACGTTCTTTATTGGAATAAATATTCAACATTTTGCCGTTCATGCCAATTGTTGTGGATTCTTCCATAAATAAATCCAAAGCACTTGAAATGATTGGGTAATACTCCATACCTTCATAATCAATATATGCAGGTAATCTGGCTGCTTCATATTGAAGTGCTTTTTGGAAACCTCTGTCTGTTGTACGAAAGAATTTATTTTGAAGTTCTCTTTTTTGCTCTAACTCCAAACCTTTTTTGTGGATTTCTTCAGGAGATGCACCCTTAATAATAATTTTTGTTTCTTTTGGTGGTGTACTTGCAGATACAGTTGGTTGTGCAGTTTGCACATCCATACTACCGAGATTCAAAAATGAATTAAGTTGTTGATATATTGTTCCACCTTTTTTTTCTTCAGCCATTTTTATAATTTTTTATATTTTTTTATAAATACTCAGAATTCTCTGAAAAGTCGTTACTAAATATAAATACATATTATTTTTTCTTTTTCTCTTTCAATCCATCAAATAACCATGCATTTGCTCCATATGGATTTAATGGTGATATATTATCAGGTGAAATCATGGGTCTATTCTTAACACTGGTATCTCTAATTGTAAGAGTATGACCAGTAGGTATTCTCTTTCCAATTTCATTTATGTCATTGATAGTAATAATTGCATTAAGTAATTTTTCGGTAATTCCTTTACTTTGTTTATATCGTGCCATATCAAAATTCAACACGTATAAGCCAATTGATAGTCCCATAATTGAATCGTCATGAAATGAGCGTTTATGATCTGCAACACGATTTCCTGCTACGGTGACAAATGTTTTTAATTCATTTAATAATCTGACAGAATGAATAATAACATCTTTTAAATGAATTGCTCTTTGCATTTCAAGTACCACTGAAGCACGATTACCACCAATGAAAAATCCGGGGATTAAGTCCACGTTCATAACTGCACCATCACTCATTGTCTTTTGACCTTTTTTAATGTAACCCTGTAATCTGTCTCTACTTGGTTTATGCGTTACTTCGGCATAATGGATATTTTCATATCCTGAATCAAGTAATTTTTCAACTGTTTGAACGCCATAACCACCAGTGATATCAACTACACAATATGCATTATTATATTCTCTTCCATAATGATATGCTATTTCAGCTAATGTTTGCGGAGTTACTTTGCCATAATATTCTGCAACTTGTTCTACTTTATGTCGTCTAATCTTAACTTTTTTAGTTCTACCATTTTTTGTAATTACCTTTTCTTCAATAATTTCAACAGTTTTAAGCATATTCATTGTTGAATTATCTTCTCCATGTCCTGCAGAAGCATCTAATGTCATAATATAATCTTCTCCCACAATTGGGTCTTCCCAAATCCATGTATTTAAATCAATATATTCCTGACGAATTGGTGGTTTTATTTCTTCATCTTCAATACGTTTTAAGTATTCTTCAGCAATAAAATTATCACCAGAACCTAAGAAAGAACATAATAATTCCTGCGCAATCTTACGCATATCCCCATCTGCCTCTCTTATCTGATCTTCAAACCAAGGAGAACTGGCTTCCCAGCCATCATCCATCATCTTAATTCTTGTTGTATTATCCCAATTCTGATCAAATATTTTATTTTCGGTTTCTTTACCTTTATTCTTAATCCAACTCAAATCTTTATTATATCTTGGGTCATTATACCACCATAATTCAACTGCTTTAAAATTATTTTCATTTCTACGAGCACCATTAAAAGTTTTATAGAACACAGCATCAAGACCAGAAGGCGTTGATACCATAATTGCAGAACCACCAGTTTGTAATGTTGGTTTTGCTGATGTCCAGAATTTATCACCTTTTTCTGTCCATGCAGTTTCATCCCAGAATAATAATGTTGGTGTATAACCACGAAGACCTTTAGACGAGAAAGCACCTAATTTTGAATTATTATCATATACTTTTAATTTTTGAGTATCTTTTAAATTTCTTTCACCCGTATCTCTACCAGTTTTTGGTCTTAACCATTTAGGACAAGTTTCAATAAAATCAACAACATCATTCATAATTTCATCACGAGCAGTTTCAAGTCTATCTGCAACAATAGCAACCTGTCTGTTTTGATTGAACATTACATACCATGCAATATATGCACAAGTTGTTGTTGTAACACCTGCCTGACGATATTTATTAGCAACAACAAATCTATTTTCCATATATGTTTTAATGAGTTTCACCTGAAAATCAAATAATATAAATGGCACAATAAGACCTGCAACACCTCTTGTCTGATCAAAAATTGTTAAATATGTTTCAATAAAATAAACTGGATTTATACCGCAACGAACTATTTCATATTCTTGTTCTGATTTAAGTAATTCACTGGCTTTTTTTGCAGTACCATCCTTAGTAACAATGATTGGTTCAATTTTACCAATTTTTTTTCTAAGTTCTTTGGCTTTTTTTCTAAGTTCCTCTTTTTCTTTTTCTCTTTGTATATTAAGAGGGATTAACGGTATGTGTTCAGGAAATAATGATTCATCATTATCTTTTTCAGGAATATTATCAGGGTCGATATTTTTAAGACTCATTATAAATTTTTATAATAAATACTCTCACCCTATAAAACCGCAAAGCGGGGTAAGTATCTTGACTTATCCCGCTTCGAAACCTTTTCCTCCGAATATGGTAGGATAGGCAATTATAAATACGTTAGAATTTTATGGAAGATGTTTCTACGAATTCATTATTTTTCAGAATAATTTTTCTTGAATTAAGTAAGTCTTTAACTTTTGATAACGTCATACCATAATGAAATACCAGTAATGGTATATCACTATTTTCAGTTTCAAACATTTCATGATAATCGCTAACATTATTATTTTCATCCTTCTTCTCAACTTCATATGCTAAACAATGAATAGTATGATAGCCATGCATGTATTCTCTATCAGTAGCTTCATGTAAGCAAAATAAATCAAATGAACTTGTTTTTAAATTAAAAATTGCATTGATATATTCATCAGTTGGTGGCATTGCATGATCGCATGCAGGTGACATATCCCAACACCAGCCTTCCATATCAACATTGGTTTCATCAAGAGAAAAAATAAATTCATATAATCCCTCATAATTTACATTGTACCCGATTTTATGTACATAAATTAACTTTAATTTACTGTCTTCGTATTCCATGATGTTATTTTACCATAAATACTGTAAATGTTTAAGTTAATCTTAAATTTTATCAAGATCGAATCCCAAATTTTTTCTTATTTCGCTTAAGAGTATTGTCTGGCTCATATCATATGCCCTAAGAAATTCTTTTTCTTTTTCAGAAAAAATAAAATAAAGAGTTTGAAATATAATTGCAATGCCTAATAAAATAAATAAAGCATATTGCGTTTTAAAAAATATTATTGAGGAAATTAAAAAAAGATAGCTTTCGATCAAACAATATTGTTTCCATGAAGATAAAACAATTATAATATCTTTCAGATATGCCAGTAATATTCTTCTATATTCAAGCCAATCACAATCAGAATTGTCTCCCTTTGTGCCTTGCACTTTAAGAAAAATTTCATTTTCTTTTTTCCTTGACCCACCAGCATATGTTCTGCGGTATTTATTTTCTATAATTTCAATTTGTGTCATATATTAGATTTATGTACTTATACGGAAATAAATGAGAAAAGGTTACAATAAAACCCGAAAATATTTTCGGGTTTTATTTATTTGATTTATATACCGGGTATTCCTGTACTACCACCACCCTTTGGAGGCATAATTCCCTTATCTTGAAATTGTTTTGAAGCGTAAATTAATTTACCTGCTTTATCTACTCTTAATGTGCCACCGCCACCAGCAACATATTGTTTAAGAAGTTCGTATTTTTCTTCTGGTGTTGCTTTTTTTGCAGCATTTCCAATACTACTCATATGAGGGTTTATCAAAATGTTTTTAAATGCAAGTTGAAACAATTCATCAATTTTGCCTTGATCATTTGAATTTAAATTTTTATAACCAGCAGCAACTTTTTCTTGAGGAGTGATATTAAGTCCTAATTTTTCAAGTCCTAATACCTCATTCAATTTATCTTTTTTTTTAAGTACAACAGATTCGAACAATTTAAATTGTTTGTCAATTACTTCGTCAAGTTTTTTCAATGTTACTGATTTTTTGCTTTCATTAAGATTTGCTTTTCTCAAACCTGCTTTTTCTTCAAGACGAGTACGAATATATTTTCTTAATTTCTTTTCACTTTCGTTCATTACTGGTGGAAGAGTTTTTACTGGTTCAAATTTTTTCACAGGTGAAATTTCACTCATATAAGCATTAACACCTTCAGCTATTTGTTTGATCAGTTTTTTCTTAGCTTCATTCATTGTAATTTGGATAGTTTTATCTGGTTCAATTGTAACATCAACAGCAGTTGTTGGAGCACCATCTGGTTTAACAACACCACCACCTAATGATTGAGAATCTTTTCCAAAGAAATTAACTTCTGGAGTTTCCTCTGCAGGAGTTTCTTCTGGACTTTCTTCACCAGTTTCTGGAGCTTCAACGTCTACTTCTGGAGTTTCTTCTGGAGTCTCTTCACCAGTTTTTTCAGTTTCAGGTTCTTCAACTTCTTCTTCTTCTTCTTTTAATACATTTGGTTGAACTTCAACATTTGCAGGGTCTACAACACCTTCAGCAGTTCTTAACTTACCTAAGTTTGCCTGACCACCAGCACCAAGTTGATTTTGAATTGTTGCTAAAATACTTTTAACATTAACAGGTTGCTGACCAGCACCAACCATTCTTTTATTTAAAGCAGCGATTTGTTTTCCTAAATCAGCAGCAACACCTTCAAGTTTTGATACTTCAGGATTTATTTCACCTTGATTATATGTCTTTTTAACATTTGATACAGCATTCTGAACACCTGTCTTAACGTTACTTGCAGCATTACCAACAGCATTATATGCACCTTTAGCAGCACCACCAATTGCATTACCTACTGCGCCAGCAGCTTTACCAATACCTTGACCTGCAGCTTTACCTAAAGCACCTAATCCACCCCAAAGTTCATTAAGTTGAGCCATTGTATCTTCTTCAGATTCATTCATCGTATCAACTTGTGGTTGCATTTTTTCTGCATAATCATCACGACCATAGTCTGATTTTAATTTATCAAGAACTTCTGGAGATAATTTTATAATTAAACTAATTGTTTTTTCATCACCATCATTCATACCATCTTCCTGTGCGCCCACGTAACCATTTACTACGTTTGCTTGTTCTTCACTATCACATTCCATAAATTTTTCTGGACTGCCATAACCTCTTGATTCAGCATATTTACCAAATCCACCGCATTCTGCGCATTGTTCTTCTTCAATTCCACCTTCAGGATTAACTCCTTTTGGTTCACCTTGATCTACACTATTACCTAAATCTTCAATTTCATCATCACCAACAACTTTAAGGATACCGTCAGCAATTTCTTTTCTGTCTTCAATATCCATTTTTTTGAGCTTATCTTTATATCCTGATATGAGTGATTTCAATTCACCTTTAACTTCAGGGTCTTCCATTTCAGTTTTTCTAACTTTATTTGTTAATTTACCAATCAATTTTGCAACTTCTTCATCACCAGCAGGAGTTTCGTCACCTTCAGGAGCTATACCTTCAGGATTTTCTTCACCAGTTGGAGTTTCATCACCAGTAGTAACATCAGTTTCTTCACCGCCAGCAGGAACAGGTTCTGCATTATCTGCAGGAGCAGGTTCTTCTGTACCAGCAATTGGTTCACTGGAAACTGCATCAGGCGTTGAAGGTTCTGCACCAGTTTCTAACGGAGCACCCGGTGTTTCAGGAGTTGTTTCAGCACTTGTTGCTGCATCTAAATCACCTAATTTACTTTCAGCATTATCAATTTCTTTTCCTACTTTGTCTTCATTAAGTCTTTTTTTCTTACTGCCAGTTAAACTTGGTCTATGAGAAACAGCTTCATTGATAGTACCAAAGATCATATTTCTTTGTTTATCAGCTTCTGACAATTTAGAATATTGAAATTCTGTTATATTCGATAATCCACCGATATATGCAAAATCAGCAACATTAGGGTCTTGTTTTGTGCCAGCTTTTTTAATATAGTAATGATGTTGTTCTTTTATAATACCATAAGCAATACCATCTGCTGCTCTTTTGTAATCAATCAAAGTACCCAAATTACGGGTATTATCCTTTATTACAGGTTTATTTACTTCTGCCAATTCTTTAAGTCTTTGGTAAAATGCTTCTTGTGTTGCATGTTTTTTCATGTGAATATTTTTAAAATATGTATTATGTACGTTATATATTTTTTTATAAATACTTTATTATGAACAAAAAAATACAATTAGAGTATTATTTCATGCTTTTCATTGATTATTTTATTCTTAATTAGCATTTCAATAACTCTGGGAGTTAATAAGTCTTTTCTCTTGTAGTTCTCAATAATTGTCTGGCTTGCTCTTTGACGTGAAATATTTTCCTTTAAAAATTTCACATTTTTATGCAAATCTTCTAATATGTCATAAAAAATCTTTTCGGATTTTTTTGTTTCAACATACTCATATAATTGTGCCTCTCTTAAGATATATCTGCTCATACCATAAATTCATTTAAACTCAATTCTTTGGTTAAATAGTCATTTTTAAATTCAACCATTTTTTCTAAGTAACCAGTATTTCTCAATACCTTAAATACAAGATTTTCTGTTGAAAATTCACCAGCATTACTATCAAGTCCTGCTTGTCTGTATTTTTTTATTTTATTTTTTAATTGTTCGTGTTTTTTTAAGAAATCGTTTTGATTTTTATTACTATCAAGATCATCAATTGCATTCATTATATCTGCAGACTTTAATTGAACATCAGCAGAATCAACATTTATGATTTTTTTTGTCGGTTTTCTAATCCATTCATCTTTAGCTAATGAATATGTACCAGATGAATGATGTGGTTCTCCAGCATCCTGAAAATACATTTCAACATCATGACCTTTTACTTGTATTGGAAGTTTATCTGCCCACAATGCTTTTTTTAATTTAAAAAAGTCGCCAACAAATTCTTTATTTTCAGAGATTTGATTGAAATCCATGACAATATGTACATCTAAATCTGATTCATCATTAAAATTATAATTTGCCATACTGCCAGTTAACATAACATCATTAAAATTTAAATTTTCAACGTCTGAAAATTCAATAAATCTTTTGGCATTTTTTAACAATATATTTCTTACTTCAGGTTTTATTTTTTCATCTGATTCCCAAATAAGTGGATTTAACGTTTCATTCATTTTAATTGATGATACGTCAACAGTTTCAGGTTCAACAACTTCTTTTAAAACATCTGAAATGTTATTTCTTGACCAATATCTGCTTGACCAAAATCTTGGAGTTTTTTCGTTTTCAATCATTTCTTTTAATTAAGATATTTTTGGCTTTTTTACTTCTGCCACTTCCGAAGTAATTGCAGGTTGAGGAATTCCACTTGCTTTTTTTCTTTCAACAAGCAATCTATATAATGTTCTTAATATTCCAAATTCATCATTACTACTTACCAATTCATCAATAGCAGCTTTAACTCTTTCAGCTTTAATTTTTAAATCTTCAGGAGTAGATTCACTATATTCTTCGTCAATACCTTTTTTAAATCTTTTAGCCAATGCTTTACGTGCTGGTGTACAAGTTGGTTTAGTCATTGGAGTGCAATAACCTTTATGCTCTGGATTAACTGCTTGCTGAATCCATTTATCTTCATCTTCGTTTAAAATCACCTGTCTTTTTTTAAAAGTCGGGTTTAATTTTGCCATTAATATAAACATTTTTTGTTTACTATCTTCAGAAATTGCCATGTTATATATTTTTTATCTCTATAATGATATTTTCTATAAATACAAAACTATTAATTAAAATGCATGAGTATTAACACAATCATATTTAATTAATTTTCTAAAATGACTTATAAGTATAAAATATTTTAGAAAATAATTAACATTTCTCTAAATTTTTATAAAATTATTCGTATTTATTATTGATATGAAATATAAAACATTTAAATATAGGATATATCCAAATAATGAACAACAAGAATTAATATTAAGACATATTGGTTGTTCTCGTTGGATATATAATTATGGTTTAGAGAAAAAAATTAAATCATATCAAGAAACAGGTAAAGGATTGTCAATGTTTGATATTAAAAAAGAATTACCAATACTAAAGAAATCTGAAGATACTAAATGGTTAAAGGAAGTTAATTCTCAATCATTACAAGAATCATTGGTTCATTTAGATAAAGCATTTACTAAGTTTTTTAAAGAAAAAAAGGGATTTCCTAAATTTAAATCAAAAAAGAATAACCGTCAAACTTTTTCAATACCACAAAGTACAATAGTTAATTTTGAGAATAATACTATTGATATTCCTAAATTTAAAAAATCGATTAAAATTATACTACACAGAAAATTCGAAGGTAAAATAAAAACATCAACAATAAACAAAACATCAACAGATAAATATTTTATATCAATTTTAGTTGAATTAAATGAAAATAATCCAATAAAAAAACCAATTTGTGAAAGTCAAGCAATTGGTATTGATTTGGGTATTAAAACATTTGCAACATTATCTAATAGTGTTGAAATTAAAAATCCTAAATACTTACGTAAGTCACTTAATAATTTAAAAAAAGCACATCGTAAAATGAGCAAAAAAATAAACGGAAGTAATAATTATAAAAAATCTGTTAAAAATTTAGCAATTTTACATGAAAAAGTGGCTAATAAACGTTTGGATTTCTTACATAAAACAACACATTATTTAACAACTAATTACGATACATTATGTTTAGAAACATTAAAACCTTGTAATATGATTAAAAATCATAAGTTGGCACAAGCATTAAATGACATTGCTATTGGTAAATTTAATGAAATACTTGATTATAAAGCTGAATGGTATGGTTGTAATGTATTAAAAATAGGTCAGTTTGAGCCAAGTAGTAAAATGTGTAGTTGTGGTGTTATAAATAAAGAATTAAAACTAAGCGATAGGACATGGACATGTAAAAGTTGTAGTGTTACTCATGACAGGGATTTATTGGCAGCAAATAACATCAAACATTTTGCTTTTTTAAAAAATAATACGGCAGGAACTGCCGAAATTCACGCTTATGGAGATATGAACGAGATTACTCGTTCAGCCTAAGAAACTATTATTAGTAGTTCACAATGTTTAAATGGTATTTTTAATAGAAAATAAAACTATTTATAAGAAATTAATTAAAATGAATTTAGAGTGCCTAAATGGTATAATTACAGATAATTTAGCAATACAAATTGATTTAACTCAGTTAAAATCATGGGATTTAAACACTGGTTTTACTGCATTTAGTTTAACCAAATGGGCGGGTGCTGTATCTGACAATATTAATCTTATTGATTTTGGTTTAACCGAATTTGATAATGGCAGAACCAATTTAATGTGGACAGGTATAACACTTACTCCATCAGACACATTATTTTCAATGTACAGGATTGGATATAATAATGTTATTAATCCATCAACTGGTAATACAAGCGGGTATACTGCAACAACAGCATATTCAGGATATACCATAAGCGGAGTAACAGGAGCATCAGCCACAACAGGAAATTATTTCAGTCTTAATGGTGGATATTTGCAGGGATTTTTCAAATTGGATGGTTATAATTATGAATTATTGCCACCACGATATAATTATGGTATAACAATTGAAACATTAGTATACTTAAATCCAGATTCTCACGGTATATTTTATATGATGGGTTTACGTGCAGAAGATAAATATAATCCGTATTTCTCTGGTGAAACAATAACTGGTGTTACTAACATAACTACAGGTGTTACTACAAGTTTTGGTAATTATTTAAACGGTTATGAACCAAAAAAAGTATTGAAAAAGGCTTTTAGATCATTTGAAGATAGATATGAAACAAAATATGTTGAATTACCAGCAACTGGTAGCACTAAAAACAATGTAATTGCATTTGAATTAACTCAAGATAGAAAAATCGCATATAAATATGTTGATAATAACGGACTTATAGTAACTAATACATCAGTGGCTACCGTTACCGCTACTGGCTTTACAATGATTGATGTTGTGTTTTTACCAAATTATTTTGTTGAATTGCCTTCATTATTAGAATGCGAACCACAAAGAATGGGTAAATTAATTTTTTATGTTAATGGTCGTGCTATTTGGATAATTCATGAATTTCCTGAATATTATTTTAGTGCACTTAGTAACGATAAAGAAAAACAAATAGGTGTACCATATTCAATTAGCTGGGGAGGTGGTTCATTTGGATTAAAGAATTCATGGCATTATGATTACCAAACATATATCCTTTATAAAGGTCAGGATACAAATTATATAAATAATAATTTCTTTGTTGAAGCAGACCCGATTTCAACCGAATGTTATACAGCACCAACTGGAAATACTCGTTTAAGTGGTTTATCATTTAGTGCAGATAGTACAACATTTAAAGTTGTAGATAAATGTAATGCAACTATCGAACATCCACTTACAGTAATGCGCATTGAATACACTGGAGTAACTGGAACTACTGGTACTTCAGCAAATACATATTTTGTAAAATTTAATCACCCTATTACCGTATTATCAAACAGGGATTATGAAATTAATTTGTCGATTTTTAATAATGACTTTTTTAAAAATTCTGGTACTAATAAAATATCTCTATTGATTTATGGTAGTGTTGACGTTAATATTTTAAATGAAGCACAATATTATTATCCACTGACAGCAGCACAGTATGCTGCAATGCAATTAATTAGTTCAAATCCAAATCTTGATACACAAGAATTCGAATATTCAAAAAACGGCAGATTATATTATGGGGTGACAGGAAAACCTGTTTTTTGTCAGTTTACAATATTTTCTGGTAGCGGTATTGATGCAATATCAACACAAGAAACAATAGTAACTGGTGACAATACTTGGATACCAATGAAAACTATTTTCAGTACAAAAGATAATACTGGAAAACAAGAGGTACATATTGGTTTGTTAATTGAAAGTGACAATGCACCTAACCAGAACAAACCGTTATTTATTAACGACTTTACTTATACCGCATCTGATATATTAGTACAAGACGAAAGAAAAGATAATTTATTAATTCAAGAAAATTTTGATTCATCATTTATTGGTGGAATTCAAAAATTAAGAGTGTATAATAACGCATTAACTTCTCCAGAAGTTCTACATAATGCATTAATTGAAGCAAAATCAAATCCGAATTTAAATTTACCAGTAAGTAAAGGTGGAAGAATTATTTATGGTGGTGGTGGTAAGGTTACTACCCGATATAAAATTCCAACATATGTTCCGCAAGAAAGTGCTGGTTCTGACATAAGAAAATCTATTCGATATAAAAATGCTGATGGCACATTTAAAGATTTGACAAAGATGATTGATATTAAAGTCCTTGTTATGAGTAGAACAAATCCAACAAATGTATTAGTTAAATTTGAAAAAACTATAAGTGGAATAACAGGATGGACAGGACAAATATCAGGATGGACAAGTTTAATATATGTTAACAATACTACATATGATTTCATAGTTCCAGACACAATAACAAAATTACATCCGAACGAAATATTATTTGCAGAAATTAAATTTCAATGGATAGACCCAGACGACATTGACGGTGTTCTTGATAAAATAATTGTGGTAAATATAACAACAAATTTATTGGATAATACAATAAAAAATTATTAATGTGAGTGATGAAATTATTATTACAGACACTGATTCAAATACTGTTGAATATACTGAAGCAACTAACCCTACTCTTAAAATTGTAGATAGTACTGATGATGTAATTATTATTTCCGAGAATAATCCAAAAACATCCAATATAAAACTCCTTGATATTATTGCATTATTCAAGAATTATTACAACAAACTTCGAATTAATAACTATACTGGTGCAACAAATATATTAATTAATAATAAACAAGATGTATTAATTGCTGGTTCTGGAATTTCTATTGTAGATAACACCATTAATGCAATTGGTGGAAGCGGTAGTACATTAAATGCAACACTTCAATTGCTTGATACTATTGGAGGCGTTAATGTAAATAACATTATTGCAACACCAATTATTTGGTCACAGAAAATTTTTACTGGAACAAGTTTAACTTTTACAGGTGGTTCACGTATTTATATTCGAGCAAAAGGCGTATATGGTATTTCATATGTATTAAATGTTGTTAACAGTGACAGTAATGATGGAAAAAATATTGGCACAGTTATTCGAAAAAATGGAAATACAGATATAACTTCGATGAGCAGTGTTTCATTCGTTTTAAATTTACAAAATGATTCAAGCACTAATATGATGCCAGAATATTTGGTAACTCTCTCAGACGGTGATTATATCGAATTGATGGCATTTAGAATTGAATATGGTGGTACTTTAATAACGAAAAAAAATTGTTCATGGATAAAAATAATAAAAATAACGGCATAAAATAAAAATAAAAAAATAACAGTATAAAATAAAAAAACGAAAAAATGGCATACAGATATTTAATTTACAGCACAGGCACAACCTTTAGCGGTACAATCGTAAGAGAAAGTGCAACTAATAATCCGGGAGGTAACGAAGCAGCATTATATACTGATTTTATTATTCCTGCAATTCAACCATTATACTTATGGCAAGTCAGTGCTGGTACGGTTATTCCCAATACCGACCCAAACATAGATGCTTATGAAATAAGTATTGCACCAGCACCACAATCAAAAGATAATATAACATATGGTGAGGTAACTGGCATAACAGTTCAAAAATTAGCAACTGCTGCTTTTGATATTTACAGTGGTGCAACTAAAATAGAATTAGAAGGTATTGAAGGAGATGTTTCTTTTATTAGCGGTGTAACTGATACCAAATTAGCAACTGCTGCTTTTGATA